GGAGATTGACCTTCATGCCGGGAACGGGGATGCCATAAATGGGATCGCCGTTATTATCATAACTGCCGCTCCAAACGCTGCCGTGCGGCAATCTAGGGTTTCCCGAAGGGCGGCCCGGATGGAGTTCTTTTGGTAGAGCGTTGAGTTGCTCTGGCTTTGGCGTGACGGCTTGCGGAGCGGATCGCCCATAGACAGGTTGATTAAGAGCATCATACCCTAATACCCCCGGAGGGTTTTTTGCTGGCGCGGAACTTGATGGTTTTGCCTTTGCAGTCTTTTCTTTTGTTGGCTTTTGTGGAGGATTATATTTGCGTTCTTGGGCGGCAGCTAGAGCGGCAACTTCATCGGCGTCCATTCCGGCAGGGCGAGATTTAGGTGAGCCATCCGGGTTGCGTCCAAAAAGCGGCTCTCGGATTGTGCCTGCGGGAACTGTCGCTAATCCTCTAGCGGGTTGTTGTGCCGGCCGTCCGATTTCCTGCATCCTTTTTTGATGTTCTTTTTCAGCGGCTACCGATTCAACTTTCATTGCTTCGTCTTGTGCTTGTGGCGCTGTCGGGAATCCCCCTGGCGGTTTTCCTCCGGCTCTAATCTTTGCCGCATACTGTTCCCATATTTCCGGCGAAGCGTCCTTGGAAATCATCATGTCGCCCCACTGAATTGTATCAGGGACATTCGACGCGGCTTGCGTATTAGTTTCCGTTTTAGTGACGGAAGAACTACTTGCTTTCCGCGCTTTTCTTTCTATCCCGTATGGGTCAACGGCCTTTCGGTTCTTAAATTGCCGTTCAAGATTAGGCTTGCGCGGTTGCGGGGTCGGCAGATTTACAAAGTCCTGCGGAGCGGCGGAGTCAGAATTGGTTTGCTGATCGTATGCGAGAGCCATGCCGTTATTTGATCGTTATTTTTTTCTGTTATGCAATAGGAATGTTAGCCGCTTCGCGGGCAAAATGTCACGATGCGCCAAGCGGCATTATCGCAACTCGGCAATAAGGCTTTTGGTTTGGGAATAGTAATTACTTCGCCGCGCTTCCCTCGCCAATTTGGTTTCGACGCTTTCCAAAATTCTAGCGGCTGGCAAGACATGAGCGGCAATCGCCATCGACATTACCCAATCGTCATGCGCTCCATCGGCGGCGGCTTCCGCTCCATCGGAGTGAACGATGAAGTTGCGTAGCTCGGCAAGCATTCGCGGGCAGGGGACAATCAACTCGCGCTCGCGGATCAGCGTTGCCAGTTCGCCAATGACTTGCCGCTTGGTGCTGGTGTTTGTCTGGAAGCCGGGGACTAGGATCGTTTTGCCTGTGCCTGTCTTTTTACGCATCCAAAGATTTGCTTTGTACCGGCGCAATAGTTCGATGATGCCATGCAGGTTGTTGACTTCGGGAGCCATCAAACAACCGCCATAGAATTTTGACATGTGCGCGATGCGTTCAGCTACTATGTCCAAGTCTTTTTGTCTATCGTCCGGCATGAATGCGGCGACAATCGCGGCTTTGTGTGAGTCTTGCGATGGATCAATGTAAGCGGCGCGAACAACAAGCGTGGCGTGGCAGTCGGTTTCTTTGCGGCTTCCGCTGGATTGCTCTCCGGTCATAAAGTCATTGGCCCCGATATATCTTTTGTTCTCTGACGGCATTTCCCATATCCGCACCCATGCTTCATGCTTTGCTGTCTGCACAAAAATAGGAAGGCTTGCGCCTTCGGGTTGATCGAGGATTCCGTATTTCGGATCGTGTTGCAGGGAAATAAAGTCTCCGATTTCATCAAGTCCATCCTGGTCGAATCTTCCTGAACCTGATTGCAGGAAACAACTGATCGGATCGGAGGGGTATTCCTGTTGGAACTTTCGCGGATCGCCGCCGCACGCCGGCGAGTCAATGATTTGTCTGCGCCATTTGAGTTTATCGGCGGTTACGCCTTGGCGATCGACCAATGCAATCTCTCCGTTGTATCGGCTTTCTCCATCGAGGTCGTTGAGGATTGCTTGTTCCTCGCCTTCGGCGAGCTTGGCGCGGCTATCGTCAAATTCAAACCACGGCGCAAACACTTTGATGTAGCCGTTGCCTTCTTGTCCGGCTTGAAATTCCTCGAAGGACACGGCGCTTTGCCATGTCGTGTAGAAAACCCCCTGTGTTCCGTTGGGCGTGGATTCGATGATGACGCATGAGCTTGGAAGGTTTGGAACGGAGTTCATCACGGACTGCATCACATATTCGCCCGAGGTTTTACCTTTGGTTCGATAGTGTGCGGCCTCGGAGGCTAGGAGGAAATGGATGTCGCCGCCCATGCCGGCGCGTGGATCATTTGCGGTTTCTTCGTACACCTTGCTTCCGTGGGAAAAGTTTCGCTTGCTCAATCCGGGTTCATTTCCCCATCCAAGAAATTTATCATACTCAACATAGCGGTTCCATGTTTCCATGAGCTTTGCTGTTGTTCCAAGATCGTCGCCAAGTACTGCCCCGTATCCCATGTAGTTTCGTAAATGGGTATAGGCCAGCGCGAGCGATACGGTGCTGCTTCCTTTGCGGCGGGGTTTCAGGATGATGATTCGGCAAGGCTTTTGATTATCACGACACCAGCGGTAGATTCCAAACACTCGGGATTGAAAGCTGTTGGCTGTCGGGCGAATCAGTTCGCCGGCCCGATTCAGGATGGTTCCATAAACCTCAAACCATGTTTGCGGGTTGTCTCGTATCTTAAAAGATTCTTGGTCGTTGTTCATTTGTCTATTGTTCCGGCAAGTCGCAAGTGTTCCATACTAACCATGTGATTGCTTTCCCTGCATCGCCAACATCGGCGGCTGTCTCGCAGTTGTCACTTATGATTCCATGATCTTGCAAAAGATTCATCGTCTCAACTTCGTTGAGTTTATTCTTTTCGATATAGTGTTGGAGGCTGTTCTTTTTCAATCTTTGGTGAAGGCTGTTTCATGCGCGTTCCGTCCTAGTTCGGCATGGTATGTGTGGGGCGACATGACTTTGTAATCAAACGCATGGCCGGGCTTCACAAAGGAATCGTCGCGCCATACAATTCGGTTGTTGGGTTGGGCGGCGATTTGTCCGCTGCCATCCTCAAGCAAAAGCAAGTGGTAGCATTTATGCTCGGGCGGATAGAGGCTGTACCCGTTATCAGTATGATCCAAGGTGAACCAATAAGATGCCGGCACTAGGGAGCCGTCACGCTTGCGGTAGTGGCATCCCATTTCGCGCAGATATTCATAGCGGGTGACGCTGAAATCCCATCCGTGAGCATCCCACATTTGAAGATCGGTGAGGGGATGGATCGTGGCGTTCTCGTCTGGCTGTTCCCATCGGAGCATTTGCAGGGGGATTCGCGCCCATTGCGCGCCGCTTTCGCAAAGGATCGAGAAATGCAGGGCGCGGCTTGGAATGCTGGTGACTCCGAAAATCACACAAGGTTCGAGGCCGGTTGTCCTGTCTAGCCCCCGGAGGATTTTGCGGCGCACATAGCCGTAAATATGTTGCGGGATCGAGGCGTTCTGGCAGTGATGCGGATTCATTCGGTGATGGCTTTGTAAAAGGTAAGGTTTTTTGATTTAGGTTTTGGCTTCTTTGGAAGTCGTTTCCTTTTCCTCTTGTTGTCTTTGTATTGCCAAGTTTCCGTTGGTAGTTCGATGGTGTAGAAATAGTGGCGCTTCGCGCACATTCTTTGTCTAGCGACTCCTGTTTCTGTTGGCCGTGACTCGATGACGCATGATCGTTTTTTGCATTTCGGGCAGTTCACTTTTTCTTGGCGCGGGATTTCTTGAGCATCGGATTCGCGGCGTTTTTTGTTTTTAAGAGTCCGTGCAATGTGTCCGAGGCCATTGATGCTTGCTGGAAAAGATCAAAGCAAAACGGGGGATTCATCGCGCATAACGACCAATCCAAGGCGAATGCGGCGTCTTTGGCGGCGCCTTTTAGTTTTTTGTCTTTATCGCCTAGCTTTTCGCAGGCTTCATCAATCCACTCCCCAATATGTTTCGGATCGGATTGCGCGTCATGCTCTCCCCTTCGCCATGCGTTGTAGTGTTTTAGTTTTGTGATGAGTTCTTTTGTTTTCATTTCCATCCTGGAACTGCGGATTTAAGTTTAGCTAGTGTGCAATCGTCTCCGTCTGCTAGGTGGCGATTTTCTTCTAGTGTCGCAATGATTGCTTCCCTCATTTCAAATGCTTCTCTTTGTAAAAACAAAAAGCTATCGGTTAGTTCTCCAATTTTGGCGTAATAGTTTGTTGCATCCTCCCGCGCCTTGTCTCGCTCACGCCTCAACACACACATTGGTCGCTGGCATTGCTCGTGGCAAGTGTGGATGGATTCTGCTTTATAGTTCTCTAACGCCTCCCGAGCCTCGTCGCGCTCGCGTTCCATCCTCTGCGAAACATTAACGCGAACTACTTTTTCGTTTGCATCGAAACTTGCTGGATACATCCACGCGGAATCTGTCTCTGGTGTTTCGGTTTGTTTATTCATCGTAAAATTCACTCCATCGTTGCCGGCGTTCTTTGCGGCGGCGGTATTCTTTGATGATAGATTTCTGCCCGAGGAAATAGCAGATCACACAGGCGGCGGCGGAAAGAGCGATTAACGCCATTGCATCAAATTCATTTTCCATTTTTTATGTTGGGAGTTCGGCCCTTTATGTTGGGAGTTCGGCCCTTTATGTTGGGAGTTCCATCAAACCATCGGGGGAAATGCCCAAAGTCTCTGGCTTGCGTTACGGATTTATTTTGCCCGCATATTTCACATTTCCCATAGTGCCATGTGGCGACATGATTCTTGGGCATTCCTCGACCATGTTCCTTGCCGCAGGATTCGCAGGCCCATTCTGGATATCTTAATTGGAGGCTTCGCCTCGGTTGGCTTTTCGCTTTGGTTTTATTTGTTTTGATTTTCATTGAACTAACTGGCCGCAAAGCGGGCATTCGTAGAGGTTCGCGCGCTTGTCTGCCTGCTCTGTGGCAAGTATAATGGCGACATACAGATAAATCCCGATTATCACCAAGGCGGCGGCTATTGTTTTGAGTTTCTGATTCGGCATGAGTTTATTCCGGCAGGGATTTTAGCTCGGCGTTTAATTTTGGGCGGGTAATCTTCTGAATGCTTTTGATTTTTCCCGGTTCAATCCCTAGCCGTTTCGCTACGCTATCCGCATTCGGGCTGGATATTGCAAATCGCCGGCTGTCTGTGCAGATTGCGAGATATATTTCTTGGGTATTGTTTTTCATTTTTAATAAATATTCCGGGAAATGTTTTGAATTTTGATGTAAATGTTTGCTGTTGTATTTATTCCTTAACAAATGTTCCCTCGGGAGTCAGGTATCCTTTGCGGTCTTTGATTTGCTCATAGGCGCTGTCGAGACATTCCGTGATTTTGATTTCCTCGATGGCGCAGTAATTGATCATGCAAACCAGGATGTCGCCTACGGCGTCAATAATGCCGGCCTCGTCGCGCTTGGCGTGGGCGTCGGCCAGTTCTCCCATTTCGCTGATCGCTTTTAATAGCTGGCTGGTGGATGTTCCGTTCTGGATAATTTTTCGCGCAGTTGCCCATGCGATGATTTTATTTTCGGTTTGTTCGTAGGTTGGTTTCATTGGTTTTGGTTTTTTCTGTCTTGTCTCCCCTCTGGGTTATGTGTGGGGAATTTTGTTCTTTTCGAGCGGCTTCCCTAGTGAAGCTCAAATATTCCCCTCAAATGCATTTAATTTGGGCGCATAAATCTCCAAATCTGTTTTGTTTTTGGATTTTTTTTCGGGATTTTTTTTCGGCATAAAAATTATAGCGGTTTTATCTCGATGATTTTTGTAGCCACGGCGAATCTGGTTATGTCGGCGGTGTTGCGCAGGGAAAATTTCTTCATGGCGTTTTCCCGGTGCTTCTCAACCGTCTTAATGCTGATGCCTAGTCGGTCAGCAATCTTCTGGTTGGTATCCCCGAGGGCTATCAATCGGATCACTTGCGCTTCGCGTTTGGTTTTAACCCTCCCGCGCGGGATTCCGTTGGGTTTTGGTGCGCCCAAAATTGCCATTATCAATTTTTTCGGGCCGTCTTTTCTGTTTTTTTTCATTTGTTTCCTTTCCCGAGGCTCCGCCCCGGCCCCCGCTCCTCGGCGGAGTGCCGTTCGGGGGTAACACGGGGGGATTTGTGGGCGCTTCGCGCCGGATTTTTCGATTTTTTCCGTTGCTTGGGTAGGTATTCTCCATCCAATCCCTCCCCGTAGCAGTTCGGACAGCCATATTTATCGTCAGTCCACATTTCAAATCCACAAAACCGGCAATTCATATCACCATTTCACTTTGTCGGCCCAATACGCGGCGGACATTTTTCCTTTGGCGATATTTTTGGCGTGGCGGGCTTGAAATGATTCCCGTCTGGCGCGGTAATTGGCGCTCTCGCCTTTCTTTTTGGGTGAGCCGCTTACTCCCTGCTGGCCGAAGCGGATCAGCTTTTCAAGCGGGCCTTCTTTGGCGACTACCGCATGGCTTTTCGTGGGGTGGTTCGGGGTTTTTTTGGGCTGATTATATCCCTCAAAGCCCATTTTTTTGTATATGTCTTTCATTTCGAGCGTTTTATTTTTTAATTTTCAATTACTTACTAGACTCATTATTTGAAGTTATTCATTTTTCTATTATTTTTTCTGGCAATAGTTTATTTTCCTCTAACTGGACTTGTTGCCGGGCCTCGCTTTCAGCGATTCTACGGCGTAATTCGTCCAGCGGGATAAAATCTTGTTGAACTGTGTGTTCAATCTTGTCGCCATACTTTTTGCTGTTCCATTTTCCGATAAGTCGTAACCTTGTATCAATTCGCACCCGTTTGTCAGCCGGGTCGAGGATCGGATCGTCGGCAATTTCGATGCACTGGTCGGCAATCACATGGGTTCCGGCTTCGCGGGCGCGCGCGGAAAGTTTGCAAAATTCGCCATTTTCCTGTTCCCATCGCCATATTGTCGCGATATCCGGCATGTGCGGAAGGGCGCAAATTGACTTCATGGTATTGCCCTCGCAAAGCAGTGTGCAAATCTCGTCGGCTAGTTCGTGCGTGTATTTCGAGGGCCGCCCGCGATTGCTTGTTTTATTTGCTGGCGGCATTTTTTCACTACCTGACATTTTTTGAATTTGACTCATAATTTTGGTATTGACCTTAAATCGCGGTTTTTAGTAAAATATATGTTACTTCCCCTTCAATCGTGTTGGTTTCTCATTGGTTTTTTTCTTGATTATACCGCCGGTG